GTAGAAGTACAGGAAGGACGTGATATTTTGACCCGTGAGGACACGGACAAGCTGTTCAGGCTGTTGGCGTTTTACCGCCCCAACGACCCGCACCTCAAGGACAACGCTTTGCGGGCTGTGTGGGCGCTGACGCTGGCCCCTTACTCGGTGGACGACGTGCGGGAGGCGGTAGTGAGCTACTTCCGGACGCAAAAATACTGGCCTGACCCGACCGATATCTCCTCCCGCTGCCCGCAGCCGGAGAGGCCGAAAACACAAAGTCTGCCGACTCCAACTGCCCGTTACATAGATCCTGCGGTGGAAGCCCTTCGGGAGCGGTGGCAGGAGCTGCGCCGTCAGTGTAGAGCGGCCGGGGTTCCAGGCACTTGGGAAGATGCAAAAAAGGCAGGGCTGACCTGGGAGGCCTGGATGGACATTCTCGACGAAAGGGGCCTTGCCCTGTGAATAAATACGGCAACAAGAAGGCGGTGCGAAATGGCATCACTTTCGATAGTCAGAAAGAGGCCGCACGGTATGACCAGCTCATGCTTCGGCTTTGTGCCGGAGAGATTCGGGATCTGAAGCTCCAGCCGGAGTTCACACTCCAGGAGGCGTTCACGACACCGCTGGGCGAGCGTGTTCGGGCCATCAAGTACCGGGCCGACTTTTCATATGAGCGGCCTACAGAGCCGGATTGCACGGGCGCCGTCCACTGGCTGCCTGTGGTGGAAGATGTGAAGGGCTTCCGAACCAAGGAATATGAGCTAAAGAAAAAGCTCATGGCCGGGCGCGGAATCCATGTGGTGGAGGTGTAGGGCATGGACAAGCACTGTGCTAACTGCATCTACAGGTGCTATATCACCGCCGGGCTGTACTGCTGCGACTACATAGGCTGTACCGGGCATGCACGCTCTTTGATCTGCCCGCCGGGCGCACGCTGCACAGAGAAAAAGACAGTTCAACGCACCCCGCCGAATCCAAACGGGAGGCCAAAGGCTGTATTTGACGAGGCAACATGTATGCAACTGTACCAGAAGGGCATGAGCGATATCAAGATTGGGAAGCACTTTGGCTTATCAAAAAATCCAATCGCCGCATGGAGGGCTCGGAATAACCTGCCATCAAACAGTAGGTCTCCGCAAGCCAGGATGGCATTTCTCAATGGCCGCTGATAAAGGAGGAACCGAACGATGGACGATAAGACGCGCGCCCTGTTGGGCGATAGAGAGGCGGCCAAGCGGCTGACGGATGCGGGGGTGGTGCTGATGCAGGGAGATTGCCTGGAACTACTGCAAGACATCCCGGACGGTAGCGTGGATATGGTGCTGACTGACCCTCCGTATTCCAGCGGCGGAATGTATCGCTCTGATAGAGCGAACGGATCAAGTAAAAAATATCAAAGCACAGACACAAAAGATATCAAGCCTGATTTTGCGGGGGATAATCGAGACCAACGCAGTTTTACGCTTTGGGAAACATTTTGGGTTTCTGCTGCGAAAAAAAAGATGCGCCCAGGCGGCATCGCAGTCATCTTTACCGATTGGAGGCAGTTGGCAGCGACTATTGACGCCGTGCAGTGCGGCGGGCTTGTGTACCGGGGGGTTATTCCATGGATTAAAACCGCAGCGAGACCACAAAAAGGGCGGTTTACGCAAAACGCCGAATATTGTGTTTGGGCATCAAATGGACATATTCCAAATGAGGGTGGAAACTACAAAGGATATTTTGTTTGTAATCCGAAAGCAACATCTAGACGGATACACGCGACTGAAAAACCTATCGAGTTGTTGGAGCATTTAATGGCTATTGCTCCTGATGGCGGAACCGTTATGGATATGTTTATGGGAAGTGGATCCACCGGCGTTGCCTGTGTCAACACGGGGCGGAAGTTTATTGGCATAGAATTAGACCCCGGATATTTTGAGGCGGCGAAACAGCGAATTGAGGAGGCACAGGCGCAAGCCCGCCTGGCCTGGAACACCCGCGCGCCGATTCTGAGCGCGGAGGAATTGCAGAGATTGGAGGCCCAGCCGTGACGCGGGAAGAAGCGATTGACATTTTGGCGGAAAGCAAGCGACAGAATGAGGTTATGAGAGATAACCCAAGCACGTTTTTGGTGTCACACCAAATGGCTGATGGAGTTAAAAATGCAGAAAGACGAATTGCAGCTCTTAACCTCGCCCTTTCCGCCCTCCGCCCCGTCAGCCGTGAGCAGGTGGAGCGGGTGCGGGGAGAATGGATAAACACCAACAAAGAGGTGGAGCAAATGTGTAAATGCTCAAAGTGTGGGTATCCAATAAGCTATTTTTGGAGTAGAACACCATTTTGTCCTAACTGCGGCGCTCCCATGACGGACGAGGCCGTGGACATGGTGCTGAAGAGATAGGAGGTGCCGAAAGATGACCAGACCTGAATTTATTGCCCTGATTGGTCAGGATATCGTGGTAGATTATCCATTTGGTCGAGAACTCCAGCGGTGGAGCATGAAAAACTTTTATATCGACGGAAATGGCGAAGTCAAACATAATCGTCTCACGCTTATTATGGATGCTTTTATTGCCAACGCAAGAAATCCCCACAAAGGGAAGCCCACGCATGGTTAAGGAGGCGCTGAACGATGGTAAGGGCGATTAAACCTTGCCCGTATTGTGGAGGAGAGACCAAAGTCAGACGGGTTGGACGGTGGAGACTGCGATTCTCCGTTTTTTGCTCCCGCTGCGATAAATCAACTATACCTGGTTCGGCCTGGAAGCTCACAAAACTTGGAGCGATAAAAGAGTGGGACAGTAGGTGGTTGCCCTACGGGAAGGAGAAAACGGATGGGATGGATACGTAGAGAAACAGAAAAGGGTACAACTCAATATATCTGCCCGAATTGCCACGATTATCATGAGTTCCGAGAGGACTTCGGGGAGCAAACGTTCAGCGAAAATTTTATTTTCTGCCGCCGCTGCGGAGCAAGAAACGGAACAGGCACTGCGCCCACCCTCACCCCGCCGAACGAGTGGGTGAATCGAGTGAGAGAGCTTGACGAGCTGTACACAAAGCTCCAGATCGTAACAGGTTTTACAGCGGAGCAACTACTGGAAATTTTTGCTGCTGGGTATACGCTGGAAAAACCAGACTACTCAAAGAAATTTGCGGAAATGGAAAATCTGGCGGGAGCTGCCCAGCCGAACGAGCCGCTGACGATGGAGGAGCTGCGGGAGTCACCGCACGGGAAAATCAAGAATAGCACTTTGCAAAGTATCTGCAACAGGGCAAATGAAATTGCCAGCCGCCCGCCGGAGGTATCGCCATGAGACACCAATACACCCGCGCAGAGCTGGAATCCATCACCCAGGAGACCGCAATCTACATTGAGGGAACAGGGATAGCCCAGCTCCAATGGGGCGGCCTGGAGATTGCAGAAGGGTGCAGGGATGGATATCTGTACTGCAAGCACATCAAGCCGTTTGCAATGGAGCTGTATAATAGATACTGGACGGCCTTTGATGGGCCGCCGGAGGAGGGGTGAGCATGGATAGACTGACATACTGGTGTGACAATTGGCATGGTGGTGGAAAATGGTTTGTAGCTATCGATGCCGAAGGAAGAGAAGATTACGGTCCGCACGTTGACCGCCTCGCAGCCTATGAGGAGACTGGCTTGGAGCCAGGAGAAATTGAACAACTTAAGGGTGAGGTTTTCGGCCTAAGATTGGACAAGCAAGAGTTAGAGCAATATCGTGCTCTCGGCCCCATTGACCGCCTCCGCGAACTCAAGCAGGCCGACGATGAAGGGCGGTGCGTGGTGCTGCCATTCAAGCCTCCGAGATGGGTGTATATGTGCAGTGCGCGCTTCCCCAAACCGGCAAAAGCCCATTATGCAAGCGCCATCAATGTTTTACAGGATATGGACAGCGGGTGTGTATTTGGGGATACCCCAAAGGAAGCCGAGGACGCACTGCGGAGGGAGCAGGAAAAGGAGAAGGAGGACGAGCATGAAACTAGTTGATGCGGATAAAGCCAGAGAGTGCTTTGGTGGTGATGGGGTGACTGGAGCTGTCATGCAGCGGATGTTTGATAGCCTGCCCACCATCGACGCCGTGCCTGTGGTCAGGTGCCGGGATTGTAAGTGGTTCAATCACTATACCATGGAATGTGAGAGTGATGATGTTGCAACAGACCATGAGGGCGGAGCGTCGTTTAGCATTAACTTTGGCCCGGATGATTTCTGCTCCTACGGCCAGCGAAAGGAGGCCGACCATGGCTAATCTGATGTTTGCTGATGCAGAGTGCCCTAACTGCGGCAGAAACTGCGGAAATGGAGGACGCGGAGATATCTTCTACTGCCCCTCCTGTGGCTGGAAGGGAAAAATCAAGGGTGCCGAAAATGACATGAAGTTTATCGAGGAATATATTCGGTTTTGCATCGAACGTGACAAGGAGGCCAACCTAGACGAAGCCATCGAAAAGTACCTGAAAATCAAGGAGGAGGACAACAAGTGAATAAACCAAGAATTGCGCAGGTGCTGGGTGTTGAGGTAGGCGAAGAATTTACATACGATTTCGGCGCAAATCAGGTAAATAGAGGCGCCTTCAAGATTGGAGCAGACGGGAAGCGATATTATAAGACGGGAGATCTCTGGAACCCTTGCTACAATGAGGATGATTTGGCTGTAATTATCAACCACCCCGACCGCATCATCCGAAAGCCCCGCTGGACGCAGCAGGAGGTGGAACTTGCAAAAGCGGCGAAAAAACTGTTCCCCGAAGCTAGCGATCTGGCTCGAATGAATGCTTGTGCGCTTGCCCTGAGCAACGACCATGGCGGGCATATTGCAAACATCAACAGTGACTTGTTCCCATCTCTGCCCCTCGGCCTGTGCGTTAAGCTGGACGAAATCATCGGAGGTGCGAAATGAACGCTGTATTAGCCAACGTCAGGCAACTGGTGGACGTTGAGCTGGCTGCCGCCAATGAGCGGTTTCCGCAGTTCCACAGCCAGCATGAGGGGTGGGCGGTGCTAAAAGAAGAAGCAGAAGAGGCCGAAGAAGAGGTAAGCAAGATGAAACTACTCTTGGAGTGTGCTTGGGGAAATATCACAAGTGACCTTCCGGCCAATGAAGATATTAGATGCTTAAAACAAAACGCCATCAACGCAGCCTGCGAGGCCATTCAGGCTGCGGCCATGTGCCAGAAGTTTTTGGATATGGAGGGCTCCATCCACGACGGGGAGGGCGGACAG